TTCTTCTTTACCTTTTTGTTACTGATATGCATCAAATATAACTATTTGATTGTCACATCAGTGTCAGTCCGCATATTATTATCAAGGTTGTTTTGCGGACTGGTGGTAAAATTGTCCATTTTCCCACTTTGGGACGCAATTATCTCAGCTATCTGAGTTTTCATTGCTTCCAACTCGGTTAAGTCTAACCCTCGTAGTTTGTCATAATCTATTAATGATTCTGACTCTTCGTCTAGGTCTGTCTCATACCATGTTTGCTTTCCCAATTCAAGGCTTTCGCCCCTGGTAAACCTTTCTAATATCTCCTTTAGACTAAGACCCTGGTCAGGTTGTACCATATCATCTTTTTCGTTAAACCGCACCCCCTCTGAGGGGGGCGGTGCTGATACACTTCTGAATTCCATGTTATGCAAGTATAGGTGTTCCGTAATAAGGCAATGACCTAACCACTTTAACCTTGTTGTAAATGTATGCCCAACAAGTATCCACATTGCTCACATTGAATATCCTATCTTGTAGGTCGTCTTCAAATGTTACAAATGATTCGCTAAGTACTGGCGAGGTAGCAAATTTCCGTGCAAGATGCCAAAATTCCAATGTATCTCGGAAATCTCCATGAATAGTTGATGGTATAAACTTCCAGTCTGCATACCTTGATTGATAACCAAAAACAGGAGTGTTTGTTGGTGTACTATTAGCTGGCGAATTGAATAACTCGTACCTATAAACTTCTTGTTCGCCAAGGTGAGCAAATGAAGGCCAAGGATAATCTAGGAAAGTATTCCGTTGCAAGAACATTCTAGGCATGCCTTGGGAATAATTGCTTTTTGGCATAATAGACATAATACCAATTACAAACCCGTGTTCTTCGCAGTTATACTTGAAATAATTTGATTTACCAAAGCTTAAGCCGTGTCCAGCCATATTTGCTGGTGGTACATTTTGTGAGCTTGCATTAGTACTAAATGAAGTGGTAACAACTTCACTTATTTGAATAGGTACTTTACCCCCACCAAGGTATTCAGCTCGTTGTAGTCTAGCATCTGATGATTTACGAGCAAAGTGTGCCATAATTGATTCAGTGTATCTTGAACCAGCTACCGCGTTACGCTCTAGCCATTCCTGAAGCCTTACAGCTCTTCTTAAGTCATTAATAGAGACATTTGAGTTTGTGATATTTACAGTGTCTATGTTTTCAATCCTACCGGTTTGACCGGGTGATGCAGTCGCACCGGTTTTATCTACAAAGAATTGACCACCTGCAGGAGAAGTACCGGCTAGTGTGTTGGCCACTGGTGTACCACCGGCAGAAGTTTTAATTAGTGAGGTGGCTAAATAGCTTACAGAACCTGTACCCTGTAAAGGCATTAGTACGGTTGTACCCCTTTGAGTCCAAGGCAAAGCACTTGTAAAGTAGTCGTGTTCCCATTTGCGGTTTTCCAATACCATTAAGGTAGCTGAATTAGTAGAATTGTTGCCACTAGCAAGCGGAAGAATAGTAGAATCAGCCTCAAAGTTCCTGTCCTTGTAGTAATCCTCATACACTTTATGATAAGCTGCAAATGGAAGAGCAGAGATATTCACCCCAGTGTAGGTATTCGCTTGCGCGTCTGTCATCGGAGGGATACCGAGAAAGTCGGGTAACTTTCCTTTGGTGAATCGTGATTGAGCTTGACCACCTATTGTAGGTATTGAAAGAAATGGTGGTACTGGAGGGGTTTCGTTTCCTAATCTTCCACCAGTGATAAAAGTCTCCCAATCCTTCCAAAGAAGCCTGTTCGGGACAAAAAAATAATGCACGAACACATTAACCTGATGATAAATAGGTGCAATCATCGGAGCAAGCCTAAGCATAATTTCGCTAGATACTTTAAATGTATCATTTGGCATACATTCGCTAATAAATACAGGGACAAGTCGTCCCATTCTAGTAGAGAGTTTTTTCTCGTGGTCTAAATCAAACTGGCTTCGTTGTGGTTTAGCCATTTGAACTTTTGTAAAACCTTTGTACATGTTTAGAGATTTTCGGTGAAGGCAACTTTTTGTTTTATGCGTGATAAAGCCTGTCGCCTGAATTCAGCTATATCTTGCCTGGTGTAGCCCATATCAAGTATTGCATTGATTTTAAGGTTGTGAGCTATTTCAGCCTGAGTGGTCATTTTTTCATTTAACCTTTTTTTGTCTTCGTCTTTGTACCAAATTTTCTCTTTGTAGAATCGTGGTAATCTTGACTTAGTTCCGTCATTAAAAGTAAAACAATTTTCAGTTTTTCTATGGTACTCCATGATATGGTCTTGGAGATACATTCCGCCAATTCCGTAGCCTCTTGACATAAGAGTAAAAGGATTTTGGCCTTCTGTTCTTCGTTGTTCTTGTTGTATAACATATTTTAAACAATACAAGACCGAAGCAGTAGTAACAGACCCAAGGTGAACATTACCAAGAGGTAAATCTCCCAAGCTCCAAGCTTTTCTGATTGTTGTTTCATCTTCTTTGGTGACATTAAAAAGAATTACATGATAGTGAGGCCTCCGCCTTTTTGTGCCATATTCTCCTACTGCATAATATCTGATTTTTCTGCCTTCCTTATCAAGGGATTTGCGTAGACGCTTAAAGTATTTCTGTAAATGAGTTTTATCTAGAAATCCGTCTTTTGGAAGGTGTTTTTCATTGTATGTAAGTGTGATGAACATTGCACCCTTTGAATACCGATGCTCATAACCTATACGAATTGCCCAATCTGTTCTGCGGTTTTGTAAACATATTAAACACTTTCCGCACGGTACCTGAATAGGTTCGTCTTTTGGTTCTATCCAAATAGGCTGGTTGCATCTCATAGTCTAATACCGCCTCGGCTCATAGTGTAGGTAGTGAGCCTTTTGCCTTTTGATTTGTATCTTCTTTTGTTGTTTCGTCTGCGTCTCATAGCTGGTCGTTTTAAGTCTCCTTTTTTTGCTTACCTCCTCCGTTGTCGTCGTGTTCGCTAATTTCGTCGCCTTTGGCGACCAGCTTAGCACCCCCCCGCCCCCCTCAAGCCTTGTTCCAAGTCTTGAGGGGGGAGCTTTTTTGTATTAAAAAAATTTCATTTTTATTTTGTTGATTTTGTAGTTGTAGATAGTTAATACTGGCCGATTTCTGCCGTTAATCACCCCCGACCCAACCGCACTTCCTTGGCTTCGCCTCATCTCACGAAATTCGGCCTTTTGCGGTTTGGGATTCATTAGTTCTTGTTTTTATCAAGTTTAGAATTCATGTACATAAGCATCATCTGACGAACAGTTTGCCAACTTATATCAGCATCCATTAACCATTTGTTTTGAATTTCTTCAAAATCGTTTTTGTAATCTTTGGCCTCTTTAACTTCAGATTTTATTGATAAATCCGCATCTCTAACCTTTTGTTTCTTTAGGAATTCTTCAAAATCCATTAATACCTTGATTTGGTATTGATTCATAAATTCCTGGTCTGTGTTTTGACCTTTCTTATAATTAGGAAAGCTTTCTTTATCAGGAGTGAAGAAAGGAAGACTTGCATTCGCTTGTTGTTGTTTAATAATAGCGATAGACTCCATATTTTTAACGGTTGCTCTAAAGTAGTCTTTATCCATTAGTGGATTAGCTTTAATTACTGCCTCTTGAGCTTGTTGGAGTTGTTGCTTAACAGTTTCACTAGTAACTTTAACATTGTTTAAATCAGCTTGTGTGTCCAGTAGTTTAGCCTGTTTTGCCTTTAAGATATTGTCCATTAATCCCGAGCCTAATTGACCAAGAGTCATATCTGTAGGTTTAATATCAGGAAATTGCAAAGGTGAACCCTGATTTCCACCAGTCCCTTTATCATAAATTAAATTAGGATTTAGTCCAGCCTCTGCAAACCTGGTCATTTGGTTTACTGGCTTATCGTATTCTAGCTGTTGCTTGAGATATTTTTGATTTTCTAAATTTTGATATTTGGCAAGTTTCATATTGTGTCTTGCCTGGCGATTTATAGACCATAAATTCCCAGCGATATTGAGTCCTGATTGAAGGAGTCCACTACCAGCGGACAAAGCTTCAGAACCTGTAATAGGCATTATTCAATTGTGTCTAATTCTTGTTGCTTTTTAATTAATTGCTCTTGATACTCTTCAAGAATAGTAAGAACCCTTTCAAATAATTGAGAATCATCTTTAATCATTGATAGTAAGGATATTGATGCAGTTAAATCTACATCAAGGGCTTTTCTTAAGTCGATTTTTACTTCGTTTTCCATAGTTTAATTTGTTTTGGATTAATTACTTCTAACCATTTAATATAAGCTTCTAATTGTTCTTTGGTAAAGTCAGGGGTAGTTATTACTACCCCCTTCTTCTTTACCTTTTTGTTACTGATATGCATCAAATATAACTATTTGATTGTCACATCAGTGTCAGTCCGCATATTATTATCAAGGTTGTTTTGCGGACTGGTGGTAAAATTGTCCATTTTCCCAC